TGCGATTGCGATTTATTGGCCTGAAGCCAATAAACTCGAAATCCACGATATGCCAATAATGTTAAACCATGCTGGCAAGAATATTATAGACTGTCATACATTGCTTAACCTTCTTGAGCCTGAAACAAAAAACAGGTTTGCAGTAGTAGAGCGTGTAAGTGCAATGCCAGGACAGGGTGTATCAAGCGTATTTAGGTTTGGTGAGGGTTATGGGATGTTACAAGCATGTATTGCAGCTAATAAACATCCATTGCATTATGTAACGCCCGCAAAATGGAAGAAACACTTTGGTTTAAACAGGGACAAAGGTGTAAGTAGAAGTAAAGCAACCGAGCGTTTCCCAGAATATGCTCAATTATTTAGTAGAGTCAAAGATGACGGACGTGCAGAAGCCGCTTTGATTGCATTATATGGGGCTGAAAATTTTAAATAGAGGAGAATAAACTATGACTATGATTTTAAGTAATAAAATGAGCAATGAAGAGTATCATGCACATGAGAATATATCATCAAGTGATTTGAAGGCAGTAGCCAGCACAACATTACGTCATTGGAAGGGTAAAGTACGCAAAGAAAACCCTGCCTTTGATTTAGGTACGGCAGTACATGCGATGCTACTTGAGCCAGAGAAAGATTTAATTTTACGTGGGCCAGAGACAAGGCGCGGTAAAGCGTGGAGTGAAGCCAAAGAGGATGCAGAGAAGCAAAATAAGCTACTTCTGACCGAGGCTGACTATGATTTAGCATGTGACATGGCTGAAGAGTGTTTAACGCACCCTATGGGAGCTAAATTATTGAACAACAAAGAGTTGATTACAGAAGCATCATTCTTTGTAACGTGTCCTGAAACTGGATTAGGGCTTAAAACTAGGCCTGATGGATTTTTAGCATCTGCTGGCTTAATTCTTGATGTAAAGACATGCCAAGATGCAAGTTTGAATGGATTTTCTAAGGCTTTGAGGAATTTTAATTATTCTTTGCAACAAAGCTTTTACAGATATTGTTTAGAGATTGAAGGTATTAAGATTTCTAATTTTATATTTATCGCAATTGAAAAAGAAAAACCACATGCAACAGCGTGTTATGAATTGTCAGATAAATATGACAGGTACGCACGCCAAGAAATGATGCAAACATTACACAAGATAAAGCGGGCAAAAGAAACCAATGATTACAGCACTGGTTGGCCTGATTTAGAAACATTATCTCTACCACCTTGGTTGGATGGCGAGATATAATTTATCCCAGCGTGAGGGTGTCACGTATTTTTAAGGAGTTTGCAATATGCAACACATGATAAGCGGTGTAACCGCACTGTACCCTAGACTAAATGGTACATATAAATTTGATACACAAGAAAACAAAAGCGTTAAGTGCCATGCACTTGATGAGGGCGCAGCTTTTGAAATGTCATTTAAATTAAATGATACACAAGCAAAGGAGCTACATCAAATATGCTCACAAGCTTATGCTAATGCGGCGGCAATGGACACAAAACGCAAATGGCCTGATAAGCCAACTAACTTACCATACAAGAGAAACGCAGATAATGAGATTGTTGGTAAGTGTAAGTTAAAAGGATCATATGGTGGGGATGTTACACAACCGCCAAAGCAAGTAGATGCAGCACGTAATAGATTACCAGATGATTTTATGCTGACAACAAACTCAAAAGTTAATGTTGCAGTTATGATAGTGCCTTACAATACTGGTAGTTTGAATGGTGTTTCATTGCGTTTGCGGGCAGTACAAGTATTAGAGCTTGCAGAGTTAGAAGGCGGAGATGATCCATTTGATAAGGTAGATGGATTTGTGTCACCTAATACAGATGCAGTATTTAGTAATACACAGCCAGCACAGCCAATTAATGGTCAAGATTATGATCCATTTGCAGCTAGTGTAGCTTCACAAGCACCAGCTTCTAATGATTTAGATGATGATATTCCCTTTTAAATGAAAATGCCTCTCGCTTTAAAAATGTCCAATAAATAAGCGAGAGGCATGAAATACCCCAAAACAAAAGGAATAAAAATATGATACATAATAATAAAACAGAAAGCAAGTTTCCATCAGCTATTTGGTCAGAGTTTGGTTCAAAGATAATACAGGGTTTAGAATTAAAGAAAACTTCTCAAGGCGAATATCACGGCCCATGCCCTAGTTGTGCTGGTAAAGATAGGTTTTGGATTAAAGAGCATAATGGTGAGGTGTTAGTTCATTGCAGAAAGTGTAATGATTTCAAGGGGATAAAAGATAGAATGAGAGATATGTCTCTTTGGCCTACAGAAAATCATGTAAGTTCTATACAAGTGGTTCGTACTGATAATATACTATGGCCTGAAAGGGATACTAAGATTACACATCCTTACCTTGATAAAAAGAAATTAAATTTAAACAATGCAATCATTGATGGTGATAACTTATGTGTACCCATCATTGACCCAAAGGGTAAACGTGTAGGCCATCAACTTATTACGGCTGAAGGCCGAAAGAAGTTTTCATACCAAATGCCAGTGACAGGAAACTTTAGTGTTGTTGGGGGTCAAATAGTTGATTTTGCTTATGTTGCTGAAGGCTGGGCTACTGCTGCTACAATATATGAGGCAACAGGCAAGCCATGTGTTTTTGCATTAAACGCAGGTAATATACCAGCAGTTGTTGATAATCTTTTGCAGGCCAAACCTGATTGCACGTTTGTTGTAGCAGGTGATAATGATGAGGCTGGTATAAAAGCATGTGAAAGAGCGCAAGAGGATCATGGTGTAGAGTACATACTGCCTGACATGGAAGGTTGGGATTATTCTGATATGTGGTTAGAGCGTGGGCCAGATGAAACAGCACAAGCATTAAAGATTGAAAGTGTAATAAGCCAGGTATTCTTTCCATATGACGCAAAGCCACAGCTATCTAGCAATTACTTAATGAAAGGTTGGTTTGGTGAAGGTCAGATGTCAGTGATATATGGCCCATCAAATGTAGGTAAATCTTTCTTTGTTTTGGATATTGCTTGGCATATCGCAGCAAGCCAGCCGTGGAATAATAATAAAGTTTCTGGTGGTAGTGTTTTATATTTAGCTACTGAAGGCGGTATGGCATTTCATAATAGAGTTGTAGCCATGAGACAACATTACACTGACCATAAGGACGTTAAATTAGCTGTAAGGCCATCTCCAGTAAATATGCTTGATGCAGATGTAGATATGAATGTGCTGGCTAAGTTATGTCGTGAAGTTGCACGAATACATGGCCCTGTTAAGATGATTATTATAGATACTTTATCAAGAGCCATGTCAGGTGCAAATGAGAATAGCCCAGAAGATATGACAAAGTTTATTGGTAATTGCGATAAGTTACGTGATCTTACTGGAGCGCATGTTGCTACAGTACATCATTCAGGGAAAGACAAGGCAGCAGGTGCAAGAGGCCATAGTTCTTTGCGAGCTGCAACTGATACTGAAATAGAATTAGATTACAATGAGGAAACAGGATTGCGTACTGCAAAGGCCACCAAACAAAGAGATATGGAAACTGGCGCAATATTTAATTTTAAGTTGAAAGTTATTGAGCTAGGTCAAGATGATGATGGGGATGCAGTTACAACATGCGTTATAACAAAAGCATCATCTGAAGAGGTAGAAGAGGCAAACCGCCCGCAAATAAAAGGTAAAAACCAAACTTTACTTCGCAGTGTCTTTAAACAGTTAAGATCAGAAGGTCTAGGTAATCCAAACCCTGGTGGTGTTGGATGGCCTGAACCAAGGGCTTACCATGTTATATCTGAAGAAACTGTTAAGGATCACTTTATTGGGAAATGCAGTAGTGCAAGTAATCCCAAGACAAGTTACAAGCAAGCTTTAACTTCACTTATAGGATCAGGTCATGTAGCACTAAATGACGGATTTATGTGGTTTACTGATAACAGTGGTAAGGCCAAACAAAGGATTGAATAATGAAAGAATACAATAACATTAGATCAGATGTTTTAATGCAGGCTTTAAACTTAATTAATGGTGACAGGGAAAAAGATTACGGCACGCCAAAAGAAAACTTTAATACAATAGCAGAAATGTGGACAAGTTATATGGGGCATAAAGTTGATGCATCTGATGTTTGTAATATGATGGTATTGCTTAAAATGGCAAGATTACGCAATGGTGGGCATATTGATTCCAGCACAGATGCAGCGGGTTATGCTGCATTGGCTGCGGAGATGTCAGACGCTTGCAAAGAGTAGCATATTTAGGTTATGCTTAATTAAGCGGGTTTCTCCTCCTCCAACACTTGATTGCTCAGTGTGACCCGCTTTACTAGGGCTGTGCCTTTCTCCCTCCCTCTTCGGCACAGCCCACTTTTATAAGGCTATGACGTGTCAGACTTTAATATAAAACTTACATTAGATTTAACGTGCGAAAATAGTGCTGAAGCTGATGAGGAGCTTGACCTGCTTTGTGATTATATATCTGACAGACTGTTAATCACAGATCAAAGGACAGTTATGCAGGCATTGGCAGAATTAATTATTGAACTACATGACCAAAGTATATTTGATAAAGATACATTGCATTGATTTCGTGTGAGCAACGATCTGCCCGACATTGCCCACACGTTTTAATATGGTTTATACACACTACATACAAGCAGTTTATTTAAACTTCAAAGCTATTTATAACTTGCTTTAATAATTCGTTTTCATTGTCAAATGCTTCTGGGTGTAAGCGAGTTGATGTTTTTTTAATTATTTTATCATCACCCCGAACCCAATAAACTTTGTTTATTTCGTAAGCCACCAAAGCATATATATCTGATTTTTTCTTACCTTCTACAGAACTCGTATGCCATCTATATTGATTGCGATTTCCTGATTTTGTATTTGCTGTTTTGATTTGCAGGGTCAGTAGCTTACCGCTTGGCGTTTTAATATATGCATCATCTATATCATGTTGAACTAGAGTGCATGAAATGCCAACGAAAGCTAACTTAGATAGAGCTAGAAATTCACCAGCTCTACCAATGTTATTATTATGATGTGAGCCATTCATAGATTTTGTTTGTTTGCTCTATGCGATCATCTAAACCATGATAACCACCATTCACCCTTTTGGTTATCTTTTTAATTATTTCTTCATTCACACCTTTATCTGCAATGTCGAATAACTTGTTTTTATTAAAGAACCATAATGCTGTTTCAAACGCATACTCATCCTCAAGTAACTGTGGGTCTTCAATAACTTCTGGAACACCCATATCAGATGCAAATGCTTTGACGTTTGCAAACCCAGTTAATTGTAAAAATCCACGTCCTACATATAAGCTTGCTTTTGTTTTAGAATCATTACCTAATCTACCAAAGTAAACATTTTCAGCTAAAGCTTTTGGGTT